TGCCATCGAGGAATTCAAAAGCCTTGAGTTTGGCTCTGAAGAGTGGAACCAAAAGTGGCGCGGGCCTCTCAGAGAGAAATCATATGTTTCTCCTCTCTGGTTAAAGATGCGTTCTGACCTGCCGAAGGCTGGTTTGAGTAAGGACGAAACCGAAGCAGCGAAGCTGCGTTGGTACATCTCTTATCATTGGGGAAAGCCTCTATGGTTTGGCAAGCTAGGGTTCAAAGAAGAACCAGGAAAGATTCGCGTATTTGCCATGGTGAATATTCTCACTCAGACACTTATGGCCCCTCTGCATAAGTGGATATTTCTGAGGCTACGTATGCTCCCGACCGATGGGACTTTTAATCAGACCGCTCCGGTGGAGCGGCTGGTGAAGAAATTCCAAGAGAAAGGCGCATGGGTGGCCTCTTATGATTTGTCGGCTGCAACTGATCGTCTTCCACTTGCGTTGCAAGTGAGACTGTTGGTGCCGATATTGGGTGAGAAAATGGTAGCGCATTGGGCGAACCTGTTGGTTTCGCAACCCTATGGCCTTCCCAAGGTAGCTAAAAGTTACAACTTGGGGTTCAATAGCGTAGTTTATGCTGTTGGACAGCCTATGGGAGCGTTATCCAGCTGGGCGTTGCTGGCGCTAACCCATCATGCATTGGTGCAGCTAGCTGCTTACGAGGTACACAAATCATCAGGATGGTTCCTGAATTACGCTATACTCGGTGACGATGTGGTCATTGCTGACCGCGCCGTTGCACAGAAATACCTTTCGATAATGAAGGAGATAGGCGTTGACATAAGCTTAGCAAAAAGCTTAGTCTCGAATACTTCTTCTTTAGAGTTTGCGAAGCGAACTTGGGTCGGAGGGCGGGATTGCTCTCCAGTTTCACTAGCAGAAATGCTAGTAGCACTGAGGTCCTTAGGGGCCTTAGGGGAACTGGTCGCAAAGAATATGAAATTCGGAGTGATCCGAATCTCTTCCGTAGCACGTTTCTGTGGTTTCGGATTCCGAAACTTGGCGCGATTGCCAATCGTGTTAGGTGTAGGAAATCGTCTATCAGGACTCATCGCATATCTTTGCCGCCCGGGCGGTATATGGCCAATGCCTCTTGAGGCATGGTTATTATCGGTTGCGCCGGGCGCGCGAGAGGGTGAAGTGGTGGATCCAAATCGTTGGACCATCGCTTCGAGCTTATGGAGAAGAACCCTTAGTGGGCTTCTGAACTCCGTGGTTAAGTTCGAGCGACTCTTATTTTTACTAAGTACACCGCTAATGACGGAGCTAACTGTCCTCAAAAGGGATAAGGAAGCCGAGGCTGCGGCAGTGACCGCTGGTAAGAAGAATCCGAAAATAATGGTTGAGAAACCATTCTTTTCGAGTTCGACTAAAGAATTCTTCGGGATGGACAGAGATTCTGTCGCCTGGAATGAGTTCTTTGTCGAGTGGGTAGCAAGACCTTATACTAATGGACTTCGAAAGCCTCACGAAGCGATCGATGACCGCCTGAGAGTATACGAACCAGGAATTCTTCCCGCTTGGAATACGTTATATGACATATTCACGGAAATTGGAGCCTGTGAGGATGGAGTAAACCTCCTTCCGATCAAGATCGGGTATACTCAACGGTTAAACGATGAGATTACCCCTTCTGCGAAGCTAATCACTTTGTGGCGACAACTACGGTCTATAGCTCATCGAGAGCGTATTCCGAGTGTCAGCATAAGAGTAGGTAACGTCCCTGAGCCGGTGGCTCGGAGACGTCGACGTGGAGGCTAGTCAGGCTGAAGCGTTAGGGAGCACCCAAAGTTATCTAAGAGCTTAGGCTGAGCCTAATTCTCGAAGACAAAAATGTAGTGCGTTACTAAGCGCAATCAGGCCAGATAACCCATGGACGCAAGTCTGTGGGGGGGCTGGACCCTGAGTCCCGAG